CTCGCGCGACGTCACCGACGTGGCGAAGAGCACCCGACGCAGCGCGCGCGGGTCGATTGGCTCCGACGCGTCGCGGCCGTCGTCGCACCCGAGCAGCACGGCGCCGCCGCCGAACACCCGCGCCCACGTCCATGCCTCGCGCAGCCGCGGCGTGATGTGCAGCTCGGTGATGGCGCGCTGCACCCGCGTCTCGAGCTCGGTGTCGCCGACCTTCACTGTGAAGCCGCGCCGCAACGCGTGCTTCGGGACCGCCTCGCAGATGCGCGCGGCGTAGGCGTCGGAGTGATACAGCTCCTCGAGCATCCCTTCGCCCAGGCGCTCCGCCCCTTGGTAGCTGTACGCGCTGCGCCTGCTACCGCCCCCGCCCAGCGTCGCGCCGACACCCGTGATGACGTTCGCCCACCCGTCGACGCGCGCCAGCGCGGCCGCGATCGTGTTCCTGAAGCTCATCGTCTACTTGCTCCCTGCAAATGCGGCCCTGAGCCGCGCTGCGTAACTGCCGCTCGTTGCGTTGAGGTGCTGGGTGAGGGCGTCGACCTGGTCGTCGCTCTCGCCCTTCGGGAAGGTCACGGCCTCGTGCACGAAGGCTGCGACCCACGGCGCGCCTTTGCGCCCGTCGTCGTAGCGGGCGTGCGTCTCGTCGGGGAGGTACACGCCGCCGCCGGCCACGACGCCCTGGCACGCGTTGGCGCGCGCCTCCTTGCCCCCGTCCGGCTCGACCTCGACGACGCCGGTGATCTCGGTGCGGAGGCTCTCGATGATCGCGGGGCCGTTGGCCTTGTTCTCGATGCGCACCGTGCGGACCTTCGGCCACTGCGCCCGCATGGCCTTGATCGCGCCCAGCGTCGCCGCGAAGCCCATGCGCTCGCGGCGCTGGTCGACGAGGTAGTGCCGCGGCCCGTCGTCGCACCACACCTGGATCACCACGTAGCTGCCGTCGGTCGTGGCCTTGAACGTCGCGTCGACTTCCATGCTCCATGTGCCGCCCGCGGGGATCTCGGTCCAGCGCTTGAACCACTCGGCCTTGAAGATCGCGCCACCCGCAGGCACGGGGCGCTGCTGAAGCTGCGCGGCTGCGCGCGAGGGCCCGAGCGTCGTCTCCATGCGCACCACGGCCTCTTCGGGGGTGCGGTCGGGGCAGATCAACTCGCCGTCGGTCGTGCGCGGGTCACGCGACCAGCGGCGCGGGTGCGCGCGGTCGAAGCGCATCGGCAGGCAGAGCACCTCGGCGCCGGCGCGGCGGAACTCGGCGGTGAGGTCACGCTCGTGGAGGCGCTGCATGATGAGCACGCGCGCGCTGGTCTTGTGGTCGCGAAACCGCGTCGGCATGGTGCCTGTCCACCATTCGAGGCAGGCTTCGAGCTCGGTGGCCGACGCAGCGCCCATCGGGTCGAGCGGGTCGTCGACGAGGGCCGTGTCGCAGTGCTGCCCCGTCACGCTCCCGTGCGTCGTGGTGCTGTAGCGCATACCGCCCGCCGTCGTGTAGTACGACGAGACGGCCTTCGACGCGCTGGCGTCGGTGGGAAGCCTGACCTTCGGCCACCGGGCCGCGAACCAATCGCCCGTGACGAGCGTGCGGGCCTTGCGCGCGTCGCGCAGCACCACCTCGTCGGAGTAGCTCGCCACGATCCATCGGTGCGTCGGGTCGAGCGTCCACACCCACGCGGGCCACAACACCGACGCGATGAGGCTCTTGCTGCACCCGGGCGGGAGGTTCACCGCGAGGTCGCGCACCTCGCGGCGGGTGACGGCTTCAAGGTGTTCGCAGAGGGCGTCGATGTGCCACCCAGGCACCAGGCGCTGCGGTTCCACCTGGGGCCACGCGAGGCGCACGAACGCGCGCAGCCCGCCGCGTCGCACGAGCTCGCGGTCGAGGTCGACGCGGGTGACGTTCACGGCGCCCCGGCCTTCTCGAGGAGGCGCTCGAGGTCGGCGAGCTCGTCGGCGGTGAGCTTCGACAGGTCCGGGCCGGCCGCAGGCGCCTGCACCAGCACCTCCGCGCGCGGCACCCCCACGCGGTCGAGCAGCGTGCGCGCCGCGAGCGACGCCACCGCCGGGTCGGAATCGTCGAGCTGCGCCACGAGCACGTCGGCGGCGCGCACCGCGGCGTCGCGCAGCTTCGACCGCGCGGCGGCAACGGCGTCGGCGTAGCTCTCGGCGCGCTTCTCGACGGCCACCGCGACAATGTCGGCGGCGCTGTG